AACTCTATGCCATACAAAAGAGGGAAATACAACAAGACTACCTTTTGGTAATATTTCTGTACAATCCCTAATTGCAGGTTTTTTATCAGGGTCTTCATTCCTAAAATCAAATTGTAATTCACCACCTTTATATTCTTTTGGGTCTGTTAAAGAAACTGTTACTGATAATTTTCTAATTTTACCTTTTGTTGGACCATCTTCCATATATGGTTTATCCCAACTATCACAATGCCAATCATAGTATTGTCCTTTTTTATATATTGTAAATTGACAAGACTCTGACCAATCCCAATCAAAGTTCCAACCTGCATTTTTATTTGCTTGAAGTACATAAGGTTGAATTTCTTTGTATATCCATTTATCATTCATCCAAACAATATTTGAATCTCTTTTTTTTTTTAGATTTTGTTTTTCTTCTTTTGTAAGAGGGTTTTTACTTAAATCTCTATCTCTGCCAAATCCACCTGTAAGTGCTTGTACCTCATTCTGTTTTGTATGAAGACCATATTTTACAATATCATCACAAACTCTCGGTGGTATAGCTGATTGAAAATACCAATAATAATTAGATATATTCATTTTAAAAAATTGTAATATCCTGAAAAAATAAATCTATCTAAATTTTTTGGACATACTTCTCCTTTATGTGTGTGAGTAAAATAAGCAGGGAAAACAGCTAATCTACCCTTTTTTGATTTTATTGTTTTTTTATTAAAAAACTTTGTTCCACATTTATGTGAAGATAAATATATTTGCATAGCTAACATTCTTAAAGGACTAGAAACTCCATGTTCTGAATGCCATTTTGTAAAATGAAAACCTGGTCTAAAATGTTTAATTCTTAAATCAGATAAACCCCACTTATCCAAAGTATAAAAGGATTCTGGAAATTTTTTAGTGTATAAATTTGCAATATGGTTTATTTTTTTACTTATTTTAAAATCATCTTCAACATTACAAGAAATATAACCATTATAATCCTCTGCACGTAACTTATTCTTACTATTATGATAATAATCTATTAAATTATCACATTCAGTTTTACTTAAAAAATTATCTATAATTAAAATATAATTAGATGTACTCATAAGTTGATATTAATATTGTTTGAAGTTTGCTTGATTTATTTTCAGTTATAAAAAATCTTTGCATACTAGGAAATATAATAAATTTATTGTTCTGTAAAGGAACATGCCAAGTTCTATTAACACGTCTATTATCATCATAATGTATCACTACTTCTAGATGTTCTTCATCATCAATATCAACACCATATACACAAGTGTAATCAGGTGAATGTAATAAGTCTAATGGTTCAACTAAATTTCTATTGTGGGATTGTTGTTTTTTATCAAGGATAATACCAAAGTCTAATTTTGGTATGAGTGTTTTATTATGCTCTATTCTAAAATGATCTCTTAAATAATCTTTTAACCATTGTAAAGGTTGTGAAAAAGGTACTTGATAATCTTTATAAGCAAAATCTCTTTCGTTATTACTTATTCTTTTTTGGTTTATAAAAGAAGTTATTATATCGTTTTTTATTTTTTCACGATTTATCTCAAAACCTTTAGGGCTATCTATTGTACCACTTACAATATCTATTTCAGACACCACCTGTTTCTTCATAAAAGATTATTATTTCTCTTTCTTATCCCAACTTTGATTATCTTCGTTCCATTGATAAATATGAGTTTCTTTTTCATCATCAGAAAGTTCAGGTTCATCACCTATTGGTGATTGCCATCTTGCTTCTGCTTTATTAAGAACCCAACTAGCATGAGGTTTCTTGCTAATAAAAATATCATTATCTTCATCATAAATCATACCTATACCAGCATAGTTTCCTCTTAATGCTTTTGAGTTATCACCTGATTTATGTTTTCCTTGATATGTATTGTAAGATGTTTTTTTCCATAGAGGCCAGTTATGTATATTTTCTAAAAACTGTCTACCTACTTCTTCATCTTCGATACCATCTGCATTCTGACAATCTTTGTCAGCTACAACATGTACTGCTATAACTTTACTGTTTATTCCTAATTTTGCGTAATGTGCCATAATATTCCTCCTATATCATTCTTTTATTTTTTTAACAATCTTTAATTTTGGTATTTATACCTAATTATTACTACTCCTGAACCACCAGTTCCTGCAGTTCCTGAATCTCCTACTCCTTCTCCTCCACCACCGCCACCTCTATTTGTTGTACCATTTGAACCATGACTACCTCCTGTTCCGCAAGAAGAAGCTGTACTTCCTATTGAACCACTATTAGAGCTTCCTCCACCACCGCCTGAATATGCTACTGGTGATGCAGAAATTGAAGATGT